TGCCTGCTTCAGCTGCTTTTGCTAATAGTTCATTACTCATTAGTTTTTCACCATACCCTTATTTTGTTAATTCGCTAACGGAACCGAGGAAAGTGCCGTTCCATTTTGATTTTTTGATTGTTACTCCTGTTGACCCGCCAAGGTCAGAGGACTTCTTAATTGCAGTGTCTGATTCTACTGCGTCTACTCTTTTTTCAACTGTGTCCATGATGGACTTAATTGAATCAACTGCTGTTGAGAGTTCTGTGTGCTTCTCTGCTAATTCTGAAATTCTCAAATCAACATTCTTGCTAAAAGCTTCGACTGTCTCCTTGATTGTTGAAACCTGAGCAGCGTTTGCCTCAGAGGCCTTTTCCAAAGTCTCTGAGAAGAAACCCTTAAGGTCGCCTAGCATCTTAACAAAGTCAGGTGATTCCTGTTCTGTTAGTTCTGCTGATTTTTCCAGAACTTCGGCAGAAGTTACTTCAGCTACAACTTCAGCAGACTCTTGTTCTACTGGTGCAACTTCTTCAATAATTTCTGCAGGTGTTTCTACAACTGCTTCTTCTACTACTGGAGTTGCTTCTGTTACATTAAGCTTTTCCACTTCATTTCCTCCTTCTGCAATTGCCATATTTATGTTTGTGTTGTCAGGCAATGTTTGCAATCTTGATCTACGTGAATCAAGAATCTTCTCTATTTCTTTTGCTTTGTTTACGTCGTTTGATTCTACCCATCCAATTAGTTCTGTTTTTTTACCAGTAACTGGAGAAAGGTATTCTGATTCTGTTGACATAAAAACAGAATCACTATCTGCACAATAAAAAATATTTTCCATTTTAACATCTGCTGCGATGCCTTTAAAAATCATTTGTCCGTTTACTTTTTCAATAGATAGAATGTTACATAGTTCATTTGCTGGTGAATCAACGATTGATAATTCAACTAGTGCGTAATCTTTAATAAATCTTACTGATGCTCCTGTTGATTTGTTTACTTCGTTTTCTGAATCAAGAATCTTTCCGCCGATTGAAAATCCTGTTAAGGTCCCGTCCAAAACTTTTTCCCATGTGTCTTGTGCGCCTTTTGAGATATAAGCGTCTACATAAACTCCATTGTAAAACTCTTTTGTTGTTGGATCATAAAAGGTTTCTGGTCTGAATGATGCAACCTTACCAACTGCAAGAGGTTGATGCATCTCTCTTAGATTACCTCTAAAGCTTTCAAACGCTTTCATGCTAGCTTCTTGGGTAACGACATCACCAGTCTGATCCAGGTTATCTAATGTTGCAAAACCTGAGACTGTTCTTTTTTCTCTGTTGACCTTCGTAAAAGGAACTGATAAATTAATAGCATTTCCATTAGAAGACCAATGTGACTTTTCTATGATCATATGTTATATATTATAGAGATTGTTGTATCAAAAGGCAAATAACTAGTTGAGTAGGACTAGTTGACTTGTCTTCCATCTCCCTTAGCATTTCTGCCTTCACCCGATTTATCTGGAGAATTTGCTGACCTTTCTTGGTCACGAGCTCTGCTTTGATTTGCCTGAGCCTTAACTTCGGCTGCTTGGGCTGCAAGATCTACTGGGACATCCCCGCCTTCTCTTGGAACCATTCCCATTCTTACCCTAATTTCATTTGGAGTAATTACCTGGAATCTAAGATATCTTTCATCGATCTTAGACTGAGTATCTGCATCGGTCAAGGAAAGCTCGTTGAACTTAAGCTCCAAGGCATCAGTCATTTCTTGAATTATTTTATTTAATTTCTTTTCTAGATTTTGTTGTGCTGGAAGGCAAACCTGCTCCTTAAATGTCTTGTCTGCATCTCTAGCTGCGGCTAAGTTTATTCCAGCTGGAGTTCCAATTTTATTAATTGGAACTCTATGAGCCATTAGGATTTCATCTCTATTTGAATTTCTATATTTTTCAAATGAGCCTTCTTGCGCTCCTGCCTCAATTGGCTCCATTTTAAATTCAGTTTTTGAGTCTGGAGAGTCTGGTGGCAGAGGGATATACAAAGATCTGTGGTTTTTGCCCTTTAGCCCAACCTGGAAAAATTCAAGTAGTTTTCTTTCAGATTCTGTAGAAAGCTTTGCTCCCTTAACTGTAATGATATATCGTGGGACTGCCTTATTTTCAAAATAGTCTAGGTTATATTTACCAGCAAATTCATTTCCAGCCATTGCATTTTGTGCAGCAATAATATCTGGGATTCCGTAATAGTTATTCTTTGGGGTGTACTTCTTCAAGTGAATAATTTCATTAGGTCTATCTTCTTGACCTGCTATAGGGTTTATTGTTTCTGTGTCCCCGAAGTTTCTAAAGTATACCGCCTTGCCATAAAGAAGCTGTATAAAACCGTCTCTAAGGCGTCTTACACGCATTGTCTTTGAAGGGATATGGCCGATGTACCCAATCTTACCAGTTGTCGTTCTACCGACCTCCAGATAGCCATTACCAGTAGCCTCTATGTCGGTGTAGAACTTGATAAGAGTTTCCTTGAAAGTTTCATCTTCATTGCAATCTTCAAGCCATCTGTGCAAGTCTTGCTTAATTCTATTTAGCTTTTTACGTGCTCTTTCTAATTGCTTCTCATCGGTAATTTCGTCTAGTGCATCTGTTGTCTTTTTTGACTCGATAAAATCAAATCCTAGTCCGACAATATTTGCAACTTTTGCATTTATGGCTGCATAGTTATATGGAGAAATTTCATAAATTGTTGACAAATAGTCAAGGTTGTATTCTGGCTGAATTAAGTCAAAGGTCGCGTATCCGCTAACTGCTTGTTGGTGCTGAAGTTGCTGGCTTACAGATCCATCTTTACCAGTAAATGCTTTCTGAATATCTCTAGATACTTTTCTTCTAAATGATGCCCCAAGGCCCGATAGCTTTAAAACTTCTTCGGCATCTATATCAAACAAGTCGTCAGATTTTTGTGTTGTAGGATTGCTAAATCTCATCCAATCCGCAACATTAGATATCTCTACATTGTTAGAAACTAAATTCTCTTCATATTCTTTCATTTTTTACCACCATTCAGTCTAGCCATCTCTTCTTTATGAACACCAATGTCTAATGGATCTGGAGTCAATCCCCATCTTAATCTTTGCTTTTGGTACTCGAATTCTTCTTCATCAATTTGTCGGCTTCCTTCAATAAACTTAGGCTGACCAACATCAATTCCATAGTGTGCTACAGCTGAAGCTAAAAGGGCAATTCTCTCTTTATTACCTATCATTGATTGTATGGATAAAAAGTTATTGTCTTCGTCGCCAACCCAACGTCCGTCAGGCATTTCCCATACATAAACCCCAAGCCTGGTTTCACCAGACTTCATTTGAGCATTAATTCTTTTTATATCCATAGTTAATTATTTTACCATCTTTGTAGACATAAGTCCAGCTTTTTGTCATCTAGCCTGACAAAATTATATGATTTGGAACACAACCCTGTCTCTAGAGTACGTAGAAACAGACTCTTCTGTCATCGATATAGACGAACCCTGGCCAATTGCTGCTGATTTTCCAATATAAAGATTATAATGCTCAGATGGGTTGATCGTGTCTGACAGATAGGTGGCAATATTTTGGTATAAGTTGTCGTCTAGAACTCCAGACCTTACCCCTAATAATTGTTTGCCGTTTAACCATAATTCTCCAGAAAACAAAGAGGAGGCCTTAATAAATATATAGTTTGGATCATCTAAATATAGATAAGAAGAAATGTTAGTTGCTGAGGATATATCTTGCCCATTTATATATATGCTACTAATATTTGATTTTGTTATGTCGCCGTTAGCCGACCAGGATAGGTAGGTTTCAACTAGACCAGTTTTATTAAATAAAAGAAATCCGCTAGACAGGGACTTGGGGGTAAATATCATCTCTAAGCTTTTTGCTTCTTCTGATAAGCTTACGCAAAACACTGAGGATTTAGGCCTAACTCCATTATAATAATTTTTAGTTCTTACTGGATAGCTATTGCTTGACAAATCTACATCCCAAGTGGATCCAGATGTTGGCTGTGGCACCGATAGGATATTGCCCCCATTATGTGCAAACACCTTTTTCTCATTGTAAAAAGAAATTTTTAAGGAGTATAACTCTGGCATATAAATATTTAAATTTGAAGAAGCAAATTGAATTTTAAAATATAGAATTTTTTTTGTAGAAAAGTTAGACCCTTGTGTAAATCCTGGTATAGAGGATCCATTTGTACATATGCTCCATGGCCCAGCCTCAGAAACATCTGAAACATAAATAGAAACTCCAGTAGAGGCAACCCAATCAATCTTTGAAGACACATAAGGCTTTATAATATTTAAACCTAAAACTTTTATCATTTCTCCAGAAGATCCAGAGCTTAAGCATAAACTATTATTTTTTTCATTGTAAGAAAGGTTGGTACTATCAAAAGATAGGGACCTCCAACTTTCTCTTTCTGGATAAAGATATTCTGTTTCTGGATTGTAATGTTTTTCTGAAACAACAAGTAGCTGACCAAAATCTGGGACAACAATTTGCTCATCTTTGTCTAAAAACAAATTATTATAGTGTGAAGATATAGATTTGTTAGACAAGGCGTACCTGTACACAGCTGGACTGTCGATTAAGAAATATTGACCAGCAGTAGTCGGTCCAGATAAAAGAGTAACGCTGGTATTTGTAAATTTATTAGATACACTTTGCGTTGCTACAAGTAGCCCATCTACATAAAGACTCATTGATCTTATAGAGTAAACTCCAACGACATGAATAACTCTATTTGGATTAGGCACAGAATAATCAATTCTTTCGGATTCTAATTTAAATACAACATTTCCGTTATCCCAATATAATCCAATCCCAGAAGAATCTGCTAAAATTGGCGTAAGAGATGTTAATGTTTTGGGATGAATCCATGCTTCAAGGGAGAAATCATTATCGTAAGTATCCGATGTTGCAAATCCTCCAGTTCCATTTGTCCCAGAAAAGTCTTTTGATATAGTAAACTGTATATAATTAGAACTATCAATTTTATTTGAATGGTTTCCACCCGATACGATTGGCATTCCAAATTTAACTATCTGACCTACGTAAGATGCATGATTGTCGCAACCAGAAATATCATAAGCAATAGACCCAGAAAGCTCATCTAACTTCCACAAGCCAATCGGAGAATCTTTTATTACATCTAGGTAGTATGACATCTTTTAATTATATCAGAGGGTGGGAATTAAACCCAATGACCTATTGCAATGTATCTTGAATTACCATTTGCTGGTTCTGCTGTCACCTGTACATCTGATGGAGAGATAATTATGCTGCCTGCCTCTGGCTTAAACTTAGGCTTTCCAGGTATTGAAATTTCTCCACCAGAAAAAGAATCGTTAATATATAGTCTAGCAGTATACTTGCCCTTTGCTCCACAATTATTTTTTACTTGTCCTTCATTATGTTTTCTTACAAAATAGTCGGTGCTTAGATTAACTTCTTCTTCTATATTGTTAAATATCTTATACTGACTAAAACAGTGATGGAATGTCGCCTTCAAGTTATTAATAATAAAAAGGCTACGAGTGTCTACTGGACCAGACTCGTTAGAAAAATCAGAAGATACCTTCTTCTCATATCCATACTCTGTGTCTTGCCACTGACTAATTAAATTACTTGGATTCTTTTCGCTTTCTTCAAGGAAGCTTATATAGTTCCCAATCTCTTGAAGACAATATGTAAAATAAAATGTCTTTGGTGCAATTTCTTGAAAAACGTACATTGCCATAATTAACTCTTTCTAGTTTGGAATAAAAACGCCATCTACGAATTTACCAGTGTTAAGCCAAAACGAAGGGACCATATACTTAGATCCGCCTTTTATAAGGTGTGCTGTATGACTATATGGATCTGTTGAAGGAAAGATTATTACGCTTCCAGCCTTCGGCTTAACGTGAAACATAATTCTATCATGATTAAGTGGGCTATCAAAATCTTCTGCAGCGGCATCATCTGTAGAAGTCAATACTCCATCTTTTACATTAAAAGATATTTCTCCGCCTTCGTAATCATCATTTAAATACATTACCATAGAATACCTAAGTCTTCTATCCCCCTCCTGCTGATCAAAGTGGGATCCCATAAAAGTTCCAGGCATGTATTTCTTAATTGCTGTATCTGTCATTAAAATTATCTCAGCATCATCACCGATTTTTGAAGCATAATCTTCACAGACATTTTTCATACCATCAAATATCTCATTGAAAATATAGTTGCAATCATCTATAACATCTTCGGATATATTTTTTTCTATATCTTCAGAAGACAAACACTTTATTCTTTTGTGTGATCCATAAATGTACATTTGTCCACTACATGCACCCCACTCTTCCCAGGGGGTGATGAAGCTTGAGTATTTATCAGATTCTGTTGATTCGATTAAATCAACAAGCTTTTTAGGCTCCTTTATAACATCCGTGTAGTAATACACCTTATCAAATAATTCTTCGCTTTTCATACTTCCTCCTATTTATAACTTTTGTAATAATTGTACCAGATATTTTTACTTAAATAAATCTTCTTTATCTGGGTAAACAAACTCTGGCCGCCACTCTGGATCTTGCTTAAACAATGCATCTTCTCCATTAGGGTCTATCCAAAACATTGGTAACATATACTTCCATCCAGATTTAACAACATGTGCTGTATGGCTAAATGGAGAAGGTGAAGGGAATATTACTATGCTCCCCGCTTCTGGCTTAATATAAAAATCATACAAGCCTTCATTTTTAGGATCAAAAAGATCGCCCTGCAAAGAAAGCTCTGTGCTAGTAAGAACTCCGTCTTTTATAGAAAAAGATAGTTCTCCACCTTCATAGTCATCATTAGGCCAAACTACCATGGAATAAAGAAGTCTAGTGTCACCTTCTTGTGAATCATGATGAACTCCCATAAAGTTACCAGACCTATATCTATGAACTCCAAATTGCTCTAGCAATATAATATCTTCTTTAATTCCTTGAGACTCTTTATAATCTTCACAAACTGCCTTAATTGCATTAAAAAGTGGATCTCTAATTTTAATAAAGAACTCTTTTGTTTCTTCTGTGACGTCTTTATCTATATTAAAAACACTATTTAACAAACATAATTTTTTATATCCGTAAACATAAGGGTTTCCAAAAGCTCTGTTTTCATCTACATCCCATGTGTTCCATGGTGTGATAATCGAATAAAGGTCTTCATGATTTTCAGAATCATTTACAAGATCTAGCCATTCTTTTACATTAGGGATAGCATTTCTATAATAATAAACTTGCGGGTGAAGCTCTTCTCTAATCATTCCGTTTTCTAATACAGTCGTTTTTATCATTCTATCTCCAATGCTACTTCTTTTTTAGCAGTTTGATCTGGTCCAGGCTTTAGTCTTTCACCTCTTGCTTTAAGTTCTGCCCAAAGCTCTGCGTCCTCTGCCTGTCTTTTTCTTTGATCTGCTATATCGGTTTCCCACATAGCCTGCTTTTCTTCGCTATAAACAGCCTCTTCATTATCCCAAAATGATCCTATAGTTATTCTTGTTCCCTTAGTAATCATTTGTACTTCATGTATATTGTGATGACCTCCAGCAAATGCTGCTAGCATTCCAGTTTTTGGCTGCAAAGAAATATCATGATCCCTAAAGTTTAAAACGCCACCTTCAAAATCATCATTTAAGTAAAGGAATGCTGCCCACTTGCTTCTTTCAAAAGAGTTGTATTCTGGAGAATCTATTGGGGTATTGTCTGAATGGTAACCTGCATAAGCTCCCTCTACCCATTTCTGTGCGTGATAGCTAACTAGTCTAACCTTATCGCCTCTACATATTTCTGTAGCCTCTTGTATTTTATCTTGAAGCTTAGTAAAAAAATCAGAAGGAAGGCCAAACTTTTCCTTGTCTTCATCGTCTGGTAAATTTGAAGCAAAGGAATCGTAGAATGATATTGGTGCCCATGGAAGAGTTCCTTTTTCTACAGAATGCTCCCAATATTTAATAACTTTTTCGCAATCTTCTGGACTAAGAAAATTTTCAAAAAACACTATGTCTTCTTTAACTCTATTCTGATTTTCTAAATTAAATGTCATTTAAATTAATCCTTTCTAGCTTTTTAAGTTCATCATAGTTTATTGTTTGATAAGCTCCAGACTTTCTTTCTTCTTTAGTTCTGGCAATTTCCATTTCTTTCCATATTTCTTTTCCATAAAGTTTTTCGTTTTCTAGCCATTCTGGCGATCCAGGATAAAATCTAACCCAATGGTTTCTTACAAAATACTTAGGGGTGCCCTTAACTTTTTCAACTCCATGCATATAAAATTGTCCAGCATCGGAAAGAAAATCTGGGTCTCCTGCTGGGAATAACAAAATGTCGCCCTTTTCTGGTTTGTAATAAAGAGTTTTATTGTCTACCAAAAAAGTAAGTCCTCCGCCTTCATAGTCTCCATTTAAATACATGGTGCAGGTAAACGTAAACTTATATCCTCTAAAATCATGATAGTCTCTTTGGTAGTCTGTATGTACATGCATTGCAAGGTCGGAATCTTCAATTCCTCCATCGACTTCATACTTACATATTGAAGGTCCCATTCTTTTCCACATAGGATCATCGTTTCCAGTTTCTTCGTTAAAAACTATTGCGTCTCTATCAAGTGGTACGCTAAAAGTATCCGCATACTGACTTGTTGTTTTATTAAAAACCTCAATTATTTCATCCCAGAAACGTTTTTCTAATTCAGTTCTTTCAGATGATTCAATTGAATGGTTAAACTGATCAGCTTCTTTTCCAAAGGTGTACCAGCCATGCCAATTTAAAGCAGAGCCTTCTGGGTTTTGTTCCGAATCAATTATTGTTTTTGTTAATAGGTCTATGTCTTTCCATGGATTTTTAAATACCCATATCTTTGGATATATCTCTTTATATTCAAGGGTCATGGCTTTATGTCACCAGTGTGCTCAAGTATCTGCCAAAAGAATGGTGAGGTGTATCTTCCTCCTGCGATAATTGGTCTTACTCCATGAATATAATTTTTATCTCCTGGGAAAAAATATGCTGATCCCCCAACAGGTTTAAATTCTATTCCTTGAACAGGGAAAAACAATTCTCCGCCTTCGTAGTCATCGTTAAAATAAAATAATGAAGCTATATCGTAATGTGGAAAATCGTTTGGAGTTCCTGCATCTGGACCTTCGTGAAGCTCTTTGTCTGCGTGTGGATCCTGTCTTGACCCTATTGGCCATCTAACAATAGCTGGGCCTGTTGCTTGTACCTTAACGTTAAAAAATTTTTCTACCTCTACCTGCAGTCTGGATATTAGGTTGTCTACAACATCTACAATATGTGGGTCAGCAGAAATTTCCATAGATCTACGAGTGCAAACTCTGTCGTGCCAAGCGTTAGCATCATATATCACAGTTCCATTTTCATTTACGTGAGAATCTGTAATATCCCAAGTTGTATTGTTTTTAGCAAAGTGGGTGAGTCTTACTCTTTCTTCATCTGTTAAAAAGTTTTTTAACTCTACAATATTTTCAGGTCCTGCGCCAAAGAATCCAGATGGAGTTATAGATCCCAAAGACCTGTAGTCGTGAGTTTTATTGGTATTTAATCTTTTTTCCATTTACTTATATCTCCTTCTAGTCCAAAATTTCTTCTTATAGACTCCACCCTCTGGTGTTCTAAAAGTCTCTGACGTCTTCATAGCTTTTTGCATAATATCAATTGGCTTATGAAAAATAAAATCTGATTCCCAATCTTCTCTTTTAAATGGTATTATTTGTAAATATGGTGTCCCTGCTGGAACAACGCCAGTAAATCCATTTTGTATAAAAAACGGTATCAGCCCAGAGGTTGTAACCTTATCACTATCTATTATACCACCAACAGTAAGCCATGGTAAATCAAAATGATTTATAGGCTGAACATACAAAGAGCTGTACCCTTCTGGTAGCTGTGGAGCCCAATTAGCATACCAATGAAAATGATTCTTATCATAGCCAAAAGGAACTTGGAATCCATCAGATGCTGGCCTCTCTCCAACAAAATCATCAAACTTTAATGGAACTTTTGCTTTGATTCTATTATTTTTTTCATAAAATTCTATATCACAAGGTGTAACAAGTGTGTATCCTGTTGTAAATGTATCAAGCATAGCTGGACATGCTTTAAAGTTTAGCATCTTACCGCCGTCTTTATTTGCATTAGAAACTGGATTGCCATAAAAATCTTTTATATAAATATCAGCATCATGCCACCATTTTGGTATAACTTTTGCAGTTGGGCAGGGTGCTGTTTCTGTATCATTATAATGCTTGTTAGAATGAAATGTTATCTTGTTCATTTTGGTATACCGCAGCCTTCTGGACCATCTATGAAAGTTTCATCATTTTTTAATCTTAAAGATTTTACCTCATGAGATCCAATTTTATTATTCTTATGGTCTACAGCATTTCTATAGAAGTCAGTCCATTTTCCAGATTTATTAATATCGCTAACAATTTTACCGTAGTCTTCTTTTGGGAAAAAGTCTATAGGCAAGTCTTTGTATCCTTTTATTGTTGCTACTGAATTGTTTAAGTTAGATAAAGATATAGGAATTACTGATGCTACTGGCGTGTTAGCTGGTATAGTAATAACTTCGTTAGCCTTTGTTATTCTCCATGCAACAGGAAATGTTCCTTTAAAAAATGAAGTGCTTATTAACGTTGTAAAAGGCCAAACGCCATCTATTGGCCAGTTTGGTGTCGGCATAGCCAGCATACTTACATTTTCTTCGCTTCTTATTACCAAATTTGTATTAAAGCTAATGGTTGCATTAGCCCTTGAGGTTGAAACATACTCGTGACCCTTTAAAACCTTAACATGAGTATCCGTTGAATCTGATATACCGTCCCAAATAAATTCAATATCAACTGGAAAAGAAATTCCCCAACCTAAAGTATTTGATAAGCTTACTGGAAAACAATGATAAGCATGCTTATCAGATGTCTCATCCATCCATTCTCTTTTTACACCTAAAGGCTGGATATTTGCTGATTGATTTGGATAAACTTTATAAACATCAAAGTTCATCAGTACCCATCTTTCATTGACTTTTCAGACATAAATTGTCTATAAAAAGATTCTGTATGTGTAGCATCATTATAATCTGTCATTGTAACAATTGAATATTTAATACCAGATTTTACTGGAAGAGCAGCGTGTGAAAATAAATATGTAGATGGGAATATGTATAGGTCTCCAGCTTTTGGTTTTATTGTTAAATCAAGCTTATCAAATCTTAGTCCGCCCTCTTCATAATCATCGTTAATATATGCAACCATTGATACTGTTGATATATATGACCAACCATGATCTGAATGGTAAGAAAAATGTTGACCTTCTCCATATTTAATAAAATTCATTGCTTCCCAATACTTTAACTCAATATTGTAAAAAGAAGAGTAATCATTTAGTGCAACAGCCTGAACATCATATACATCTTGCCATACTGAATTCACTTCGGTATTGTATTTGTTTCCAAAATCATCATCGAACTTTTTCCATTTAAAGTCTACGCAATCTCTATAGTCAGGCATTTTTTCTCTGTATCCGACTGTTGCTTCTTTCCAAGTATGCATACCTTTGGAATTACTTATAGCGTTTTCTAGCCTATTAATTATATCCATCTCTGGAGTAATTACGTTTCTATATACCCAAAGTCCTGGAAATAGCTCTTCTTTTTCATACATCATTCTTTTCCCCATTTTTCTATTGGACACTCAGCGTTACTAAGTTTAGTTTTTAAAGTCATTACACAGCCACATTTTTTACACTGTTTTGTTGTTTTTATAAATTCTGGACAAGATAGACAAATACTGTATCTTTTTTCAGATACAGATTTATCTACATATTTTGTATTTGGATCTAAAAAATCCCAAGGTCTGGAGTCTCCTAGACTTTCTTTATACTTTTCCCAAGCACTTTTTTTGCTATCGCTGCTCATCAAGCATTGTCTGGGTTAGTAAAATTGACTCCATCATAAAGCCAACCTTTTTCAACTAAAAACTGCTGCTCTTGTTCTATTTCAACTATTTGAGAGTTAACTATATCATCAATAAACTGATGAGCTTCTTCTATGTTTTCAAAGAGTTCTGTTCCCATTCCCCATTGTCCGACTATTTCGCCATCAACAATTCCAGCAACTCTTATTGCGTTTGGGAGAGTAAATGCACCATCTTCTAGTAAAGTTGTATTATTAGTTTCGGCGTCTTTTTTATAAAATTTACCATCAGTAAACAAGTCTCCTGGCATTACATCGTAATTACTTGAGTCTTTTAAGATAACTCCTGATCTATTTAGCGCTATCCATTTTGACTGTGCGGGGGTAGAGCTTGTTACAAGCTGAACGTATTTGACTATTCCGTCTCTTACATATCCAAAGTATGGCATTATATCTCCTTTTAATAATTGTACAATATTTTTTATTTTTTATCAATACCCTGGGGCAATATTTCTATTGCCCCAGTTAGTATTAATTAGCAGTACCAGTTAGACCCTGCGCAATCACACCATGGGCAGAAGTAGGATCCTCCTACAAAGTGTGGCGGGAAGAACGGTGGGAAGAACGGTGGGAAGTGTGGTGGGAAGAACGGTGGGAAGTAAGGTGGGAAGAACGGTGGGAAGAACGGTGGGAAGAACGGTGGGAAGAACGGTGGGAAGTGTGGTGGGAAGAACGGTGGGAAGTGTGGTG